AGTGCTTTCACCGATTTACCCATCTGGCTTGGAAACCAATAGAGCGGAATTATTTACTGATAGAATTGAAAATAATGAAATGTAAAACTTGCAACGCCGAAATAATGCCAAATGCAAGAGGCCGCAAAAAACTGTATTGCTCTAAAGCCTGCAAACCTTATGGACACAAAGCGAAGGGAACGGGTTTGTCTGAGTGTCAGGTCTGTGGTGTTTCCCTTGCCAATGTAGGAACACCGGGAAGGCCAAAGCGTAATTGTTCAAGGAAATGCAGATCAGCAGCACAAAGGGGAAAATACCTAAAACCTAAAACCAAGCGTAATTGTCAAATTTGCAATAAAGAATTTGCAACCGCTTTGGATCATCAGAAGAATTGTTCAAAAGAATGCAATCGTCAATCTCAACTGGCAAGAAGCCGCAATGAGTGGAAGCGTCATTTAGAGAGTAAATACCCCAACAGAATAAGAACTGCGGATTGCGGTTGGTGCGGCCAGCCAAGAACATTCAAGATAGGCGAGTCTGTGGTGAATGCCTACCATCCCGAATGCTCCATAGAAGCTCAGCGAGCCAGATACAGAATCAAGACAGTCAAGCGGCGCAGTAGGCTCATCAAACCGAGCAGATTAGCGGCCGATGAAGTATTCAGAACCTATGGACCAAACTGCCACATCTGCGAATTACCGATTGACCACTCATTGCCAAGAACCTCAAAAGAGGGTTTGACAGTAGATCATGTGATACCTCTAAGCAAAGGCGGTTTAGACACAATGGATAATCTGCGACCTGCTCATTGGTCTTGTAATAGAAGAAAAGCCGACAAGACGATGGAAGAACTAAATGCCCAATCCCGGTAAAAGCGCAGAGCTAAAACAGAAGCTAGGTTCAAGACACGCTGGCACAGGTCCAGTCATGCCAGTCCAAAAGCTGACAAAGATACCTGAACCCTTGCGCCGACTAGAAGAGTCAGGGCTTCAATTTTGGAACAATGCGTTCAAGCTCGGCAGCACTTGGCTAAAAGAATCAGACCTTGAATTGCTACAGGTAGTTTGTGAGCAACTTGACGAGCGTGACATTCTTAGAGTATTTGTTTTAGAGAACATTGAGGCATGGCATGAAAGAGCTGCGCTTAGAGTGCTTGAAAGAGATTTATCAGATAACCTAAAAGAACTTGGCTTCACGCCAGCGGCTAGACAGAAACTAGGGGTAACAGAAATCAAAGCCGCAAGCAAGCTAGAAGAACTCATGCAACGAAAGGCAAATCGTGTGGCCTCCACAGTGGCTGACACCAGTCCCCCAAAATCTGATTGAATCAGGTGAAGGGGAATTTGTCATTGACTTTGCCGAAGCGTTTGGCGTTGTAACCAAAGACTCAATTGCTGGCAGAGCAGGCGAACAATTACACCTGCGAGATTGGCAGAAGGAACTAATCCGCCATGTGTTCGCAGGGCAAGACGGCCTTTATCGCCACGCCATAAACCTGATCCTGATGCCGAGAAAGAACGGCAAGTCTGCGCTCGGTTCTATCTTCGGTCTTTACTCTCTGATACTCGGAGTTCGAGGTGCAGAAGTCTATTCAGTCGCAGCCGAAAAGGAACAGGCCCGCATTGTTTTTCAAGACGCTAAGCGAATGATTGAGGCAAGCGAAGAACTCTCAAAGCTAACCAAACTTTACCGAGACGCAATCGAGCTTCCGTCAAATGGTTCGGTCTATCGAGTTCTATCTGCCGAGGCTTATTCCAAAGAAGGTCTAAACCCATCGGCTGTAATCTTTGACGAGCTTCACGCTCAGCCCAATCGAGAACTGTTCGATGTCATGTCTTTGGCTATGGGTGCAAGAGGTCGCTTGGCAACTTTAATCGCCATCACCACGCCCGGCGTTCGCACCGACACCACAGGTCAAGACTCAATCGCTTACACGCTCTATCAGTATGGGCAGAAGGTTGCTAGGGGTGAAGTAGAAGACCCGACTTTCTTCATGGCAAGTTGGGAAGCACCTGCCGAAGCTGACCACACACAACCTGAGACTTGGCGAATGTCAAACCCCGGTTATGGAGACATCTGCTCGGCAGAAGATTTTGAATCCGCCGTTAGGCGAACACCTGAGCCAGAGTTCCGCACTAAGCGTTGCGGGCAATGGGTATCGTCAGCGGTGTCATGGTTGCCGTCAGGTTCTTGGGAAGCCTGTGAAGCACCGCTCGACCTGACAGACAAGGAATACATCATTGGCTTTGACGGATCGTTCTCAGGTGACTCGACAGTCCTAGTTGGTGCAACAGTCGAAGACGAACCGCAAGTCTTTATGATTCAGGCATGGGAGAAAGACCCAAACATCCATGACGCTACTTGGCGAGTTGACATCCTTCAGGTCGAGAACAAGATTCGAGAGTTCGTCACCGCCAACCCAAAAGTCAAAGAGATAGTCTGCGACCCTTACCGCTGGCAAAGGTCAATGCAGGTTCTCGCTGAGGAAGGCTACCCCATAGTTGAGTATCCATCCACAAATGCAAGGCGCATGGTCCCGGCTTGCGCCAAGTTCTTTGACGCTGTAGTTGACAAGAAGCTCAGACATGACGGAGACCCGCTACTGGCTCGCCATCTCTCAAACGCAGTAGTGAAAACCGACAATCTAGGAGTCAGGATAGTGAAAGAAAACAGAGCATCATCACGCCGTATTGACGCAGCAGTCGCAGCGGTGATAGCAGTAGATAGAGCCTTACAGGTTAGAATAGAACCCGAACAACTAACTCCGGGTGTCTATGTCTTCTAAATTGGTCACAGCTCTACAGGTTGCAGGGGCAATTGCCATAAGTGTCGGGGTTGGTCTTATTTTTATCCCTGCGGGAATCATTGTTGGTGGAGCTTTCTCCATCCTCTTCGGCATAGCTATTGAGAGGCGTTGATGCTAGGAAACATTTTCGAGAAACGAGCAGTAACCCCTAACAGCCTTTGGGGTGCTGGTCTTGACTTTGAGCTTCAGAACAACTCAGGCACTTTTATTGACGAAGACAATGTCTACAAGCTCGCAGGTGTATCAGCAGCCATCTCGCTGATCGCTGGAACAATCTCAACCCTGCCGATGGATGCTTGGGTTCGCAGAGACGGACAGAAACTTCTAATGAGGCCAAAGCCTGACTGGGTAAACCGACCTGACATTTCTTTCGTTGACCGAACCCCATTCATCAGCTCAATCATCGCTTCCCTGATGCTTGACGGCAATGCTTTCGTTCGTGTCTTCAGAGACGAAGAAGGTTTCCCAATCAACCTGATGGTTTTGAACCCGACCAAGATTGAAGTCAAGCGCAACCGCAATGGTCGAGTGATGTTCACTTATGAGGAAGACCAGAAGACTTACACCTCTGACGAGATTTTGCACATTGTGGAATCAGTGATGCGACCCGGTGGAATCCGAGGCGTGTCAAGAGTTGAGGCAATGAAAGACGCTCTTGGTTTAGGACTTGCTCTCGACTCATACGCACAGCGTTTCTTTGGACAAGGCGCATCGGGTAACTACGCTCTAGTGACCCCTCAGTCGCTCACTGAGGATCAGGCGAAGCTTCTGGCGAAGTCGGTTGACGCTCGTCATGGGGGTTGGAGAAAAGCTCACAAGACAATCGTTCTTCACTCAGGTCTTGACATCAAAGACATTGGCATCAACCCAGAAGAGTCGCAGCTACTTGACTCACGCAGAATGTTTATCGAAGACCTCTGTCGAATCTGGAACATCCCATCGCACCTGATGAACCTGCCCGGAACTAACACCTACTCAAGCATTGAGCAAACTTCCATCGAGTTCGTGACCCACACTCTCAGACCTTATGTTGCAATCATTGAGAACTCTCTCTCGACCCTGCTTCAGGTCTATCCAAACGGACAGGGCGCATTTGTTGAGTTCAACATGAACAGCCTGCTCCGAGGCGATGCACAATCTCGCTTCTCTGCTTACTCGCAGGGTATTCAGTCTGGCATCCTGACAACCAATGACGCTCGTGTCGCAGAAGGACTTTCGAAGATTGACGGCGGTGACATCCTCAGAGTGCCGCTTGCGAATGTGAACATTGACGCAGCCGATCTATCCGCAACAGACAGGCGAGTCCTTATGGCGCAGCGACTAATCGTTGCAGGTTTTGACCCACAGGAAACACTTGCAGCTATGGGCTTGCCACCGATCGCACACACAGGCGTTCCAAGCGTTCAGCTTCAGGGTGTCGCACAGATCAACCCAGCCGACCCAACATCTGTTTACCCGGAGGGATAAATGGGACTACTAGCAACCAACTTCAGCATCGGAACAGTTGCAGCTCAAATTGCACCTGCTGACTCGAATCCTGTAAGTGTTCACATTCATAACAACTCAGAACATACTGTTTATCTTGGCGCAAGCAATGTCACCACTACAACAGGATTGAATCTTCCTAAGCAAACAACTGAAGAGTTTTATTTGACTCCCGGAGATAGTCTTTGGTGTATCTCAGACGGAGCAACTAGAGATGTGAGAGTTCTGAGGCTAAGCAAGTGATTACACCGGGCAGATACAACATCACCGCTTATCAGGGTGCAACCTATGACCTGTCTCTGAGTTGGTCAATTGGTGGCACAGCGGTCAATCTAACTAACTACACCGCAGCCATGCAGGTCAGAGAAGCCTATGACGCATCAACTCCAGTTCTTAGCTTGACGAATGGATCAGGAATAACTCTCGGGGGAACTGCTGGAACTATTGACATCAGCGTCAGCGCAAACACAATGGGTTCAATAGTCGCAGGGCAATATCTTTACGACCTTGAATTGAACTCTGGCTCTGCCATCACGAGACTTGTTCAAGGCAATTTCTCAGTCGAAGCGCAGGTCACTCGGTAATGTCTCGGTCAGTTGTCGCAATAACTGAAACCAATTCAACGCTCACAGTTACAGAAACTAGCGTTGATGTTTCGGTCATTGAGACCTCTACAAGTGTCACTCTTGGAAACTCTGGGCCACAAGGACCGCAGGGAATACAAGGTCAACTCGGACCAGCCAACACGCTAACCATTGGAACTGTCACAGCCAGCGCACCGGGTGGCGATGCAGGCGCAACCATTACAGGCACAGCGCCTAACCAGACTTTGAGTCTTGTCATTCCAAGAGGCATTCAGGGAACGCAAGGCATTCAAGGTATTCAAGGATTGACTGGTGCTACAGGGCCTCAAGGCGCAACAGGGCCGCAGGGCGAAAAGGGAGACAAGGGGGACAAGGGCGATACCGGAGCAACAGGCGCAACCGGAGCAACGGGCGCAACTGGCGCACAAGGTATTCAAGGACTAAAGGGAGATAAGGGTGACAAGGGGGACACAGGCAACACAGGTCCAACAGGTGCTACAGGCGCAACTGGACCGCAAGGATTACAAGGTATTCAGGGTGAGCAAGGTATTCAGGGACTCAAGGGTGACAAGGGCGATAAAGGTGACACAGGCAATACTGGTGCAACTGGCCCTGCTGGTCCTACTGGCCCGACTGGCGCACAAGGCCCACAGGGTATTCAAGGCGAAACTGGACCTGCTGGACCAACCGGAGCAACTGGAGCTACGGGAGCGACAGGACCGACAGGCGCAACAGGACCGCAGGGTGCAACCGGAGGGACTGGCCCACAAGGATCTTCTGGAGTTGTAGCCGCAACATCTCCAATTGTTTACAACGCTGAAACTCAAACAATCAGCATTAACACAACCGCAGGCGGAATCACAATAAACGGAACAGCGGTTGCACTAGGGGGAACAATAACTGTGAATGCGAGGCTCGGCTAATGCCATACTTCATAACTGACCAATCACCTGACTGCTCAGGTTGGGCAACTGTAAAAGAAGACGGCGAAGTCTTAGGTTGCCACACAACCAAGCAGGGCGCTATAGATCAAGCGATTGCGATTGCCTTAAGTGAGGGCAGCACCTATGAGGGCGAGCTAAGAATCGAGTCTGGCCCACCTGCCGTCATTGCAGACATTGACGGAACATTGGTAACTTTTGAAGGTAATCGAAATGACAGAGTGCAGGATTACCTAGACAGTTTTGATGACACAGAAATAATCATTGTCACCGCAAGACTTCAGGCAGATAGAGCTGAGACTGTGGCAGAGCTACAGAGACTTGACATTGACTATGACCAGCTGATTATGAAACCAAATGCCGATACTGACTCGACCGAGTGGAAGAAAGCAACAGCTACAAGACTTTTGGAAATTTACAATGTCATGGTTGCTGTGGATGACAATGAGGACATTCGCAAGGCATACTCCGACTTAGGAATTACTGCAATCGCACCAAGTCAAGTTCCAGCTTCAACCGATGATGAAGACATGGATGAAGAAGATGAAATGAGACAGGTTGACCTGACTGCACCTGCCTACATGAGGGCATCTGCTCGCAGAGGTTTGCAATGGTATTCCGAAGGGCTTGGCGGAGATGGTCTAGTAGATCGCACAATCAGAGAAGCTAGAGCAATGGCCGAGGGCAATGTCTCCGCCGACAAGTGGGTTCGGATTGCAGCTTGGATTGCAAGACACTTGGGAGATTTAGATTCACCTGATGCCAACCCTTCATCAGAAAACTTCCCATCACCCGGAGTTGTTGCAATGGCTCTATGGGGTGGCGGAACAACTAAGCGATCTGCAAGACGAGCGATGGCTTATGCAGAAGGTGTAAAGACTAGACTAGAAGCCGAGCAAGAGAGAGCAAACATGAAGCACGAAACAAGAAACTTTGACGCTGACTTTGAGCTAAGAGCCGAAGGCGATGGCATGACCTTTGTTGGTTACGCTGCGAAGTTCAACTCCCCATCAGAAGACTTGGGTGGCTTTGTTGAGACAATCGAACCCGGCGCATTCCGCCGCTCGCTACGCTCTCGCAACGATGTAAAACTTCTGATAAATCACGACATGGGTCGGGTTGTTGCTTCGACTCGTGCAGGCACAATGAAGCTCT